GTAGAGTTAGTAGCGAGTCAAAAAGCACGTATTACAGCTGATACATCGTTTACTATTAAGGGATGGTTATTTAAAGATGAAGCAGATCCTGTTGGTAATATCTTCTTCATTGATCAAAATTTCCACGCAGAAAATATTATTACTGATTACGAGGATCTATCATCTACTGAAGCGACTGTTGAATCTTTTGAACTATCTGGGTCACCGGTGATAACGGATATATTCTATAACGGTGTTAAGCTACTCGACGATTTAACATTGACATTAGGAGCTTCCGGTAACGTATTACTATATGGTACTGGCTTTGAGAATACTGAAACCGTTTTATTCAGCTCTAATAATGATAGCTTATATACATCACTTACATCTTTATCTGCAACAACTAGACAACCTGAAGTATCGGGTCAATCAATTCCCTTTACTATATTAAATGATAATATAATCTCTCTCGAAACACCTCCTCTCACTGCTAGCGGTAGCATACGCTTTATACCTTATAATAGAGCCGGTTATTCATTTAGTGATAATACACTTCATACCCAGACATTTAGTGCTAACTCAACCTTTATGCGTGTAGTATGGCCATCTTTCTGGACTTTTGATGCACCTACTGGAAATGAAAAGATAGAAGTTATAGCTACATTTACCGGAGCAGTTTCTATTAATTGGAGTGATGATGATACCGATATATTAGTATCATCATCAGCTAAAAATCACACATATTAGAATGGTTTATAGCAGAATAACTATTAAATATTAATTATACCATGGCCGACCAACCAAAAAAATCTATTTTTAAATCAGATATCTTTAAAAGTATCACTAACAAACTACCGTACCAAACTCCGAACGTCGATGAGATAATGGGCGATTTGAATCCTAAGTATGAGGTTTTTCAAGATACCGGTATAAAGAGAACTGAAGCTTTAGCTAATCAATCTATTCTATATAAGAATGATTATAATAGCGTGGCACATGGTGAATTCGGTACAGAGTCGCAATATGCAGAGTTAGTTTACGCTAATATCGAAGAGAATAAAGGAGGTCGTTTACGCGATTATAGAGTTATGGCTTCGTTTGCTGAAATTTCAGATGCGTTGGATGAGATATGCGATGAATGTATTAATAAGGACGAAAATGGTAATGTTGTTAACTTGACATTTCGTAATACAGAGTTAGACGGAGATGACCAAGTAAAGATTCAGGAGGAATTTGAAAAGTATATTGATTATTTTAATCTTGAAAAAAGAGGGTTTGAATATTTTAGACAATTACTCGTTGAAGGTGAAGTATTTTTTGAGCATATTATCCATAAAAATTATACTGATGATGGTATCTTAGGTGTGGTTCATCTACCGACTGATCTAGTAGATGCTGTATATGATAATATTCAGAATATGCTTATAAAAGGATTCATCCTACGTAAGCCTGTTTTTGATCTTAAGAATCCTACTAAGTTAGAGAAGATGGAGCTCATCCCGATGGATGATAATCAAATTACATACATCAACTCAGGTATATGGAATCAAGATAAGACATTTAGATTACCATTTATTGAGAATGCTAGAAGAGCATATCGCCAATTATCATTAGTCGAAGATAGTATTGTTATATACCGCCTTGTAAGAGCTCCAGAACGTTTAGTTTTTAATGTCGATGTTGGTACTATGGCACCGCCTAAAGCTGAAGCGTATCTTAGAAAGTTAATGCAGCAGTACTGGTCAAAGAAAACATTTGATAGCAATCAAGAAGGCGCTGTACAGAAGTTTAACCCTCAGTCTATGCTTGATAGCTTCTGGTTTGCAAAGAGACAGGGATCGGAAGGCACTAGCGTGACGCAGCTAGCTGGTGGGGCTAATCTTGGCGAGTTAGCTGATTTAATGTATTTTGTTAATAAGCTTTATAAAGCTCTAAAAGTACCTACAAATCGATTAAATGCTGATGCTACATTTAGTGACGGTAACGAGATACTACGTGATGAGCTTAAATTCGCTAAATTCATTATTAGAATGCAGCAGCAATTTGCTAGCGGTCTTAAGAATGGTTTTGTTACTCATTTAGATTTATGCGGATTAAAAGAGAAGTATAATATAAAACCGCAGAACCTACACCTAAACTTTAATGTACCTACAAACTTCTACGAGCTAAGAGAGAGTCAGAAGCTCGAGCTTAAAGCTACTAATTATAATAATCTAGTTAGTAATGAGTTTATATCAGCTACTTACGGTCAGAAGAAATATTTAGGCTGGAATGATTTAGAGATAAAAGCTAATAGAGAGATGCTACGTAAGGATGCAGAATTCCAATGGGAATTACAGCAAATACAGGGGGCTGGCCCGAGCTGGAAAGACGGTATACAGCCAGGTGGCGGTACTGAAGCTGGTATTGAAGGTGGCGCGCCTGCAGGTACTCCACCTGAATTCGGTGGAGCTGCTCCAGAGACCGCGGAAGTCGAACCAGGTGAAGAAGCTGGTGGTGAAGAATCTGCGCCGGCAGAGCCAGCTGTATAATCTAATCTTTCCAGATTAGTACTAAACTACCGTAATTGAGAATCTCAATTAACTCTCCAGATGTTGGATTCATTGTAGTATTTAAAAAATCTTCAAAATAAGTTGTAGACATTGCACCTGTTACTGTAGGTACAACTGTTGCATGATATGTAGGTGCTGACATATAATTATTTATTAAAGCTGGTTAACTATATATAATATATAAAAGCAATTAAATAATTATAATGGCTAAGTGTGATATAACTCCAATCTCTGCATTTCAGAGTACAAACTTAAATAGTAAGATTGATAACTTTAATCGCTTAAGTGATAGAGTCTTACGTTCTCTAGGTTATCCGTTTGTTAATGTCGAGATCCATCGTGACACGTTATACGAGAATATCAGTATAGCATGTGAGATGTTCGCTAAGTTTGCCGGGTATACACAAGAGTATTTAATTTTCGATAGTGACTTATATATTAAAAATCAGGGCATTCGATTAGATCATCTTTTCTCTCTACAGGGCTCAGATACTCTAGCGGAACAAATTGAATTTAAAAACAAAAGTAAAGACTTTTCTAACTACAATAAGGCGAGCGAATCTTTATATATTGCTACTAGCGCTATCCCCGGTACGTATTTCTCTACTATATCGTCTGTATCGGCTTCGCTTGAGGGCGGTACATTTGTCAATCAGATATTTTCACAAGACGTATATGATGTTATAACTGACTCTACTAGCCCTACTCTATCCGGGTTAACTAGCTTCTTTACCCCTAGTCAGAAGCAGAATTTTACTGTTGAAGGTACTGTGACAGGTAAGAGGGAAGAGTTCATGAATAGCTTTGACTATGATACGATGGATTATAGAAAAGTTATTGCCGTGCAAGATTTTGAAGAAGGCTCTTCTACCGGCATTAATCAACTCTTTTCTATCGAACAGAGTCTAGCTCAGCAAACATATTTTAGTTACGCTATGGGTAACTACGGGTTTGACTTAATTAGCTGGTACGTTCTAAAAGATTGGATGGAGATGAGAGAGAAGCTATTAGCGCAAAAACGTAGCTATACTTTCGATGATAGAACACAAATGTTAAGAATGTATCCACAACCTCGTTCTGGTAGTGGTTCGTCACAAAGATTTTACGGTGTTGTAAGCTGTTATGTTGAGAGACCTATACGAGATATCATTAAAGAACAATGGGTATATCAATATACATTAGCGCTAACTAAAATGGCTGTTGCTAATATTAGAGGTAAATACGGTAACGTTACTCTTTTTGGAGGTGGTAGTTTAAATGCTAATGATTTGATGACGCAAGGTTTAAGTGAGAAAGCTGAGCTCGAAACATCGCTATATGAAGGCGCGCCTGGGTTCGGCGATGCAGCACCTCCAATGTTTTTTGTCGGGTAGATGAGCCAGGAAATCGGTTATAACTATCTTAATACCTCCTTCACCGGGACGAGCGCCGCGTACTTATCAGGTATAGGCGAACCTCTGTATAATATACATAAGATTATATCAGCAAATGATGTCGGTGTTGCGATGACTACCAGAGACGGTGAACTTATTTAGCAGCAAATACTTCAATTAGCTTTTGAATAACACCACTAACATCATTAATATCTATAAGCTCCTCTGAAGAAGATTTTTTGGTCGACTTTTTAGTAGATGTAGGCTCTGACCCATAATCACCGTATACGTCATCTTCATCATCGTTAATGGATAAATCTAACTCTTCGACTGGCTCTTCCTTTATATCAAACGTCTGTATAATGCAGCCTATATCAGCTAGTATAATGCTTAACAGCTGACTAGTGAACTTATCTTCTTTACTTCTACCTACAAAATCAATAATTTCACTCTGTGTAAATTTACCTTTTAATTCTTTAATAGCATCTGTATAGCTACCATAACAAAGATGTACTAGATATTGAACAGTAATTTCCGCAGAGTCTTTTATCAAATAATACGCACCTTTCTTATTAATAGTTACTCCGGTATCAGGTTTTTCGCAAGCAATTTTAGCTGGTCTCATTAATTTACTCTGCCTAATCTTACTATTGCTTATAATTTTTCCTTCAAATGTCATAACTATATTTATAACGTATGAAGAAAGATAAAAGGTTTAGGCAAGGAATATTCAACCCAAAAAATAAAGACAAATATATTGGTAGCGGTGACCCTATCTACAGATCTGGCTGGGAATTAAAATTTTTTAGATGGGCCGATCTGAATGAAAAAATACTTGCTTGGGGTAGCGAGAATATAATTATACCTTATACAAGCCCTATCGATAATAGAGTACATCGATATTTTGTCGATAACTTTATTGTATTCCTGGATAAGAACGGCAATAAGAAAAAATTCTTAATTGAAATAAAGCCGAGTAAGCAGGTAGCTAGACCGGTCGAATCAAAGAGAAAGAAAAGGACAACTATTATATACGAGCAAAAAACATGGGTTGTTAATCAAGCTAAATGGGATGCTGCAAGGAGATGGTCGCAAAAAAAGAACTGCGAGTTTATTATTTTAACAGAAAAGGAACTAGGAATATAGTAAACTGTAGGAAAATCATTGCTTATGGTATAAATAATATTACATGAGTTTAAATCTTATAGTTGAAACCCCGGCTCCAAAAGAGGAGTTTGAATACATCGTCGAAGAAGGTAAAAATTCTAAAGACTTCTTTATTAAAGGCCCGTACATGATGGCTGAAGGTGTTAATCGTAACAAGAGAATCTACCCTCTTGAGGAGATGGAAAAGGAAGTTAAACGATATCAAGCTGATATGGTACAGACTGGCCGTGCGATGGGCGAATTAAATCACCCTACTACAGCTGATGTGGATCTTGAAAGGGCATGTCATTTAGTAACGGAGGTATCTCAGGAAGGTAATGTTTTCTACGGTAAGAGTAAAGTTCTTTCAACTCCTACAGGCATGATCGTGAGAGCTCTTATAAATGATGGT